AAAACGTGAAGTCCATTTTCAAGAATATCTTGGCAAATACGACGGTTACCCAAGTCGCGATCGCGGCTGGGCCTATCTATGATGCACAAGTACGCTTGGTCTTCCCGAACTAAGTTAGTTCGGACGTCTTCCGCCCTTTAATCGGGGCGTAATGGTTGCCCTTAATTGGGCTGTCCTTTCTCTACTGTTATAACAGGAGTAATGAAAATGCTTAAAGCATGTTGGACTGATGAGAGTTCGCCAGATGAATCACTTGCCATCATCAGGGAACTCGCACTTGCTCATGCCCTCCGTGGAGGGGATCAGGGGATCGTTATCGCATACTTCATTGTCTGTGATGATTTCCTTTCGATCTGTGAGTTTGAGCTGGACTATGACACTCTTACGATCGCCGAAGCGGCTAACTGCCGTCAAGCACTCGCCTTCTTCCAGAAGTGCGATTATCTCGTTTTGCCGGGGATTGATCCCCGGGAAGTGGCTAAAGTCAAGTTCAAGCAAGCCGAACTAGCCTGCCAGTCAACGAATGAGATTTTCCGACTACGTCGCGCAGGGCTCTTTAACTTTGAGCCCTGGGTTGACGCGGCACTTCGCCGCGCTCAACATAAAATAGCACGAGTCTTGGGGAAGCTCCCGCACGTTCGAGACCTAAAGCTACGCTTCGGCCCGGGTGCAACGACCCTTACCAAGAAGAAAAATGCTAGCGTAGTAGAAAAACTACAAGCTGGTGTTTCCTGTAGCGAATCTCTCCTTCCGTACGCACGCGTACTTCTAGAGGAGATGCCTCAACTTTCGTCTCTACACAACGTAGCCGATCCCGATCCATATGCAAACCTTATGACCGAAAGGCATGAGGCGCAGATGGAAGTGAATGGTCTGCTTCAGAACCTTGATGGCAGCACTAAAGCTGAACGTCAGGAAATTCTGGAGTGTATCAAACACTGGGAGTCAGTGATCGCGAGGATCGACCGTGAGGTCCCCTTGCGCGAGTTGGTAGAGGTGGTTGAGCGCTGCCCTGTCATGATCAATGATGGGGTAGTAGAGTTCGTCCCGAAGAATGCGAAGACGCATCGGTCGATCGTAAAAGAGCCAAGTCTGAACACAATGATTCAGCTAGCTTTAGGCGATTACATGGCTAAGCGTTTGCACGCATTTGGTATCGACATTCGGAACCAAGAGATTAACAAATCTCTTGCGAAAGAAGGGTCGTTAACTGGGGAGCTTGGCACCCTGGACCTGTCTTCAGCCTCTGATACAATCTCCTCCGAGATTGTCCACGAACTTCTGCCTTGGGAGTGGGCTTTCATGCTCAATTCCTGTCGGTCAGACAAGGTTATTCTCGATGCAGAGTGCATCGACCTTGAAAAGTTCTCCAGCATGGGGAATGGTTATACCTTTCCCCTAGAGACCCTAATCTTCTGGGCTCTAGCTTCTTCGGCTGCTGAAGATGGTTTCGCCTCCGTTTACGGAGACGACATCATCGTAGGCACACACTCTGTCAACCGCGTGATGCGGCTTCTTGAAGTGTGCGGTTTCGAAATAAATCGAAAGAAGAGTTACTGGACTGGCTCCTTTAGGGAGTCTTGTGGAGGCGATTTCCTTCGTGGAATTGATATCCGGCCCTATTATCACAAGAAAGTGATAACGGGAATGGAGCTCTTCAAGATGCATAACTTCTTTGTTAGGCATCATGATCCTGAGATGGCGGAACGTGTGCTCGCGCACATACACCCAACGTTGAGGATCTATGGACCGGATGGTTATGGGGACGGTCACCTTCTCGGTGATTGGACTCCGCGGCGCACGAAGCGTCAGCGTGACCACGGCTATGGAGGAGTACTTTTCGACACTTTTAAGCTCGGGGACCGGAAAGATTTCCGGCCTGAGCGGCGAGGTGATGCAGCACTACCTACTTATAGCATCTACACCCGTGAGGATGGTGATGCTGTTATTTCCCTTTGTGACACGGCCCTGCCGTTAACAAACGAACAATTTGCCATCGCCGCGAGGCGCTACAGAACGTTCGTTGGGAAAGTACCAGAAGGGCG